AGATTTATCATTTTATAGGAACAGATAATGCAAGTACCTTTTGGAGAATGGCTACCTGATCAACCTGAACATTTAAAGCCAGGTGCTAATGTAGCTACAAACGTATATCATACATTAAATACATACAAAAGATTTCCATCTTTAGTAAATTATACATCAAATAATGTTGGTGCTAATGCTAAAGGTGCAGGTTCATTTAGAGATAACTCAAATAATATCTTTAACTTTGTAGCAACAAATACAAATTTATATCAGTTAGCTACAGGAACATTTACATCTAGAAAATCAGGATTGAATGGAACAAATACAGACTACGTTACATTTACACAATTTGGTAATTATGTAATTGCAAGTAATGGAGTAGACGCACCACAATATTATTTAATGGGCACATCTACAAACTTTGCTAATCTTAGTACAATAGTAACTGCAGGTTCTTTACCTACATTTAGAGTATCAGGAGTTATTCGAGATTTTTTTGTTACAGGTAATCAACCTACAAATACAAATAGAATACAATGGTCAGGTATAAATGATCTTGCAACATGGCAAGGTAAACAAGCTGACTTCCAAGACTTACCTGGATCAGGTGGTAGAATAGTACATATTACATCTGGTGAGATAGGATATGTGTTTAGACAAAATCAAATCATACGTATGGACTTTGTTGGTGGATCTGTAGTATTTAGACTATCAGTTATATCTCCAAACAGAGGAGCTGTATATGGACAAACAGTATGTCAAGATAATAGAAATGTATTCTTTTATTCTGATGATGGATTTTATCAATTATCAGGAGATACTATAACACCTATTGGTGTAGAAAAAGTAAATAGATTTTTTGATCTTGATCTTAACAAAGCATATACAGATAGAATTAAAGCAGCTGTTGACCCATTTAATCAGTTAGCATTATGGGCATATCCAAGTATTAATACATCACCTAATCAAACAGGTTTATGTGATAGAATTATTATATACAATTATGCAACTAAAAAATGGTCATTAGCAGAAGCTAATACAAGTGTAATATTCCCACAATTTGTTGGAGCTTTTACTGTAGAATTAATGGATATTATATCTCAAAACTTAGAAAATATTAATGCAGCTCTTGATACAGACTTCTGGAATGGTGGTCAATTATTCTTAGGAGCTATAGATGAAAATTTTAAAGCAGCTATATTTTCTGGAAACTCTAATGAGTGTGAAGTAGAAACAGCAGAGTTAGAACCTTTTGCTGGACTAAGAGCTAACATAACAGGAGTAAGACCAATAGTAGATTCTATATCTACATTAACAGTTAAAACTAGAGAAAGAGTTGCTGATAATGAAACAGAATCTACATCAGTAACACAAAATAGTAGTGGTATGAATCCAGTAAGAAAGTCTGGTAGATACATTAGAGCTAATGTTAAGATACCATCAAAAACAACATTTACTCATGCACAAGGAGTAGATTTTGTATTAAGTAAGGCAGGAATAAGATGAGTGATAATAACGATATAGATAATGTAAGATATTCATTTGAATCACAAGAGTTCTTTCAAAGACAATTAGAACAAAGTGTGAACGAACTAATTAATAAAAATAATACAGAAAATGACAAAGCATTTGCTTGGTTTATGGCATAGGAGAATAAATGGCAGGGATAAAAGATTATAGTAGTACAGCAAGTAATAATACTTCAGTAGGAGGTGTTGATATTCAAGAAGGTATGTTACCTTCAAATATTAATAATGCCTTTAGAGCTATAACAGCTGATATAAGAGAATTTTATAATGACTCTCAATGGGTTATTTATGGTGATGGTGATGGATCACATACTTTTGCATATGTAAGTGGAACAGCATTTACAGTTGCTGGAGCTAATGTAACATCATTCTATCATGCTGGTAGAAGGGTAAAAGCTGTAGGATCATCTACAGGAACAATAGTTGGAACAATAGCTAGTTCATCTTTTTCTACAGATACAACAGTAAACGTAACTTGGGATTCAGGATCTTTACAAAATGAATCTTTAGTTATTTATGTAGGTATTTTATCAAAAACAAATAACTCTATACCTACTGGTATTATTACAGGAGCAAATTTATCTTCAGGATTATTAGTAGATGCTTCATCACACGCAGGTAGTACACCTGATGATACTACAGTATTTACAACATCTGCCTCTGATTCTAGATATTTTAGACAAGACTCTACAGAAACAATAGCATCAGGAGATACTTGGAGTAACTCAGATACTAAAGTAGCAACAACTGCTGCTATATCTGCTAGAATTATAGATCTCGTTGATGATGTAGGTGGATTTGTACCTATAGCAAATGAAACAAGTTTTCCAAATACTAATCCAGATGTAAATGATGGAGCTGGTACTATAGTAAGTATTACAGCTTTATCTACTGGATTAACAGCTGATGGATCTGGAGTTATTACTATTTCAAATGGAACAATAGGAAACTCAACAGTAACTATAAATGGATGTGGAGCTGCAGCTACATTTGCTTCAGGCTTTGGATTATTAGTAGAAACTACAACTACACTTAATACTTACACATTTGTAAGATTAGTTCCAAAAGCAACTGAAGTATCAACTGTTGCTGCTAATGCAACTAACATATCTGCTGCTGGAGCAAATACCACAAATATCAATACAGTTGCTGGACAAATAACTCCAACAAATAATATTGCAACACTTGCAGGAATATCAGGATTATCAGCTTTAGCATCAGCTAATGCTGCAGTAACAAACGTATCAAATAATTTAGCATCAGTACAAAACTTTGCTGATGTATATAGAGTTGCATCATCAGCACCTACTAGTTCGTTAAATGTTGGTGATCTATATTTCGACACTACTACTAACGAATTAAAAGTTTACAAAGCATCTGGTTGGGCAGCTGCAGGTTCATCTGTTAATGGAACATCAGCTAGATTTCAATATACAGCTACTGCTAATCAAACAACCTTTAGTGGAAATGACTCAGCAGGAAATAGCCTTAGCTATGATTCACCATTTATAGATTGTTATCTTAATGGTGTTAAACTTGTCAATGGTACTGATTGTACAGTAACATCAGGTAACTCTGTTGTACTAGCTTCTGGAGCAGCTTCTGGTGATATTTTAGACTTAGTAACTTTTGGAACATTTAATGTTGCAGCTATAAATGCAGCTAATATTACATCAGGAACAATGGGAACAGCTCGTTTACCGACTGTTCCAACTACAAAAGGTGGTACTGGACTTACATCTATAGGATCTGCTAATCAGGTTATTAGAGTTAATAGTGGAGCTAATGGATTAGAATTTGCTGATGTACCAGGATTTGGTGGTATTTTAGGAGTATCTGATGGTGGTACAGGATTAAGTACATTAGGTACAGCAGGACAAGCTTTAGTCGTAAATTCAGGAGGAACAGCATTAGAATATTCAAATGCTTCTTCAGCAGAAGTTTATGGTTTAGAAATGTATTACAATCCATCAACAATAAATATTACTGTATCAGTTCAAAATGTTGGTGGTTCAAATTATTATTTTATTGATGGTATCCAACAAAAAACATTAGAATTATATGAAGGTAATACTTATGTATTTACACATCCTTCAGCACATCCATTTAGATTTTCAACAGATAGTGGAAATACAAGTGCTTACACAACAGGAGTTACTGTAAATTCATCAACACAAGTTACGATTGTAGTAGCTAGTGGAGCTCCAACGCTTTACTATTACTGCAGTTCACATTCAGGTATGGGTGGTCAAGCTAATACACCTGTTCCTGCTAATAACTCAGTAAGAGTTACTACTACAAATCAAGGAGCTGATAATATAAGTGCAACTGAATATGACGCTTTCGATGACGTCTTATTTGCTGCTAGTGGCTTCACATTTAGCTTAAATAATAATGGTAGACTTATTGCTACAGTTTAACAATAAGTATATAAATAATTAACGAAATAACATAAGGAGAAATAAAAAAATGGCGACAATCGACATAGGTAAAATTTCGTTTACACAAAAAGGCACTTGGTCAAGTGCTACTAGTTACACAGCAAAAGATGTCGTTCAACATTTAGACAATGGTGAATTTTCATCTTATGTTGCAGTAGCTGCATCAACAAATCAAGCACCATCAACTAATGGTACTATAAATACTTCGTACTGGAATTTGATGGCAAGAGGAAATGCAGTTTCAAGCACTAATCAAGGAACTTGGTCAAGCTCAACTGCTTACAATAAAAACGATATTGTTCAATACGATTCAGATGGAACACACACATTTGTTGCTGTGCAAGGTTCAACAAACCAAGCACCACAAACAACAGGTACAGTTAATACTACTTACTGGACAAAACTAGCGTCTGGTGTAGCTGGATCTGGTAATGTAGATGTTCTTGCTACAGTAGATGCAAGTTCAAGTGCATCATTGTCTGTAGATGGATTTTTTAATGATGCAATTTATGGTGCATATAGAATTGTTTATCAAAACTTAGTTTTTAGCACTACTTGTTACATAAGAGAAAAAGCAATGAATGCATCTGGAGATATTTCATCAGATTATGGTGGTGTATCTACTGCTTGGAATGACTACTACGATACAGCAGGATATTATTCACAATCTTTTAGAAACGTAAGCTTGAATAATTATACTGGTGGTAATGACAGTTATCTTGAATTTGGCAGAGGAGAAAAAACAAGTAGAGAGGGATTTCAATTTAGGTCTAGTGTATCAGGTGGAGGAAATAATTATAATGCAACATTAGATATTCCTCATGCTGGAAGTACAAATAATATTATTTGTATATATCATGGAGCAATGAGAGGTGGAGCTTCAACTAATAGTCCAACTAGAAGATCTTATGCTATTCAGGAAAAAACAATTGTTCTTTCTCAAGTAACAGCAGTAACTGGTTGGAAAATATATCCAAGCACAGGAACAATTACATCTGGTCGAATGACTTTGTATGGATTTAAAAAATAAGGAGTAAAATATGGCACATCATAAAAAAATAACACCAAATGGTATTATTGAAGAAGAAGTAACACAAGCTGAAATTGATGCTTTAAATGCTGAGAATGAACAATCTGATGCAAGTTCACTTGAAGCTGATAAAAAAGAACAAGAGCAAAAAGATTTGAAAGCTAGTGCAAAAGCTAAGTTAATAGCTGGAGAGCCATTAACTGAAGCTGAAGCAAATACTTTGGTAATATAATATGACAAGAGCAAGAGACTTAGCTGACATGATCAGCAGTGGTAAGATAGAATTAGCAGAAATTGCTACTTCTACACAGGAATCATTAGGTAATACAGATCTATATGGTTTTAAAAAAACTAATGGTACTGGTAGTCAAAAAGAGGATCTTATTCTTACAAAAACAAATGGCTCTGATAATATATCAGTAGCTACAAACGATGGTTCTCAGACAGACTTATATGATGAGAGCTTTTTTAGTAAAAAAGGACTTACATTCTCAGTGAACTCAGATGGTGAACTGATAGTGACAGTCTAACAACAAAGGAGAAATATAAATGGCAACAGTAAATTTAGGTAGAATTAAGCCAGTATTCAGAGGTGCCTATAATGGTGCTACTGCTTATGTAGTTGATGATATCGTCACTCATGGGAATGAAACATTCATTTGTATACTAGCTTCAACAGGCAATGCTACTTCCAATGCTACCTATTGGACAAAATTAGCAGCTAAAGGAACAGATGGTACAGATGTAGGTACTACACTAACAACACAAGGCGATATACTTTACAGAGATGGAAGTGGACTTGCTAGACTTGGTTATGGAACAGCAGGACAGGTTCTTCAAACTGGTGGTTCTGGTGCTAACCCATCTTGGGGAACAGTATCTTCTGACTTTGTAAAATTAGCAACAACAACAGTATCAAGTGCTGTTTCAAGTGTAAGTTTTGATGGATTATTCACATCAGATTATAATGTTTATAAAATCTTTATTAGTGATTGGAATAACGCAAATCATGATTGGAAAAAAATGAATTTTAGATTTGGAAACTCACAATACACATCATCAAACTACGATTGGATTGCTAGATATGTTTATGTAAATACTTCGAGTAATGCCAATTCTACTGGTACTGAATATGGCACAAACTCAAATTATTTACCTTTATTGTGGTGGGGTGTTGGTACTAGTCATCAATGTAATATAGAAATTACAATTCAAAATCCATTAAGCACATCAAGAACAAAACATTATAATTTTCAAGCAGGTTCACACGATAATGGAAATACTGCTCATTACTTTAATGGAACTGGAAGATTAGATGCAAATACAGGAACAGCTATGTCTGGAGTAACATTTTATGCAAATGGTGGTCATAACACGACAAGCGGAATTTTCACTATGTATGGATTAAAGGTATAGGAGATAAAAAATGAAAAAATATATAAATGGCGAATTAGTAGATATGACAGCAGAAGAAGTTTCTGAAATAGAAACTAGAGAAGCATTACCAGAAGCACAAGGTGATGTTTTAACAGAAGAAAAAATACAAGCTAAAGAAGATTTAAAAGCTAGTGCTAAAGCAAAGTTAGTGGCAGGGGAAGCATTAACTGAAGATGAGGCTAATACTATAGTTATCTAATGGCCAATACATACAAAAATGTAAAAGCAGATTTAACATCAACAGGTCTAGTAGTGTTACTTAACGTACCTACTGGATCTACTTGTATTATAAAATCTATATTAGTATCTGAAGATACAGGTGCTACACCAAATATAGACATAACTTTAGTTGAATCTTCTAACATTTTTAGTATATTTAAAAGCGAATCTTTAGCTGCAAATCAAACTAAAGAATTGCTTACACAACCATTAGTAATACAAGCAGGACAGGAGTTAAAAGCACAAGCATCAGCTGCAAATCAGCTACATATAATTGTGTCTTATTTAGAAGTAACGTGATCGAACTGGTTAGAATA